ATAGATAAATTCTCAAAATGAAACAAAAAGCAATCCTTAGAGTAGCCTTAGTGCTTTGGTTTGTATTATTAATATTCTTTATAATGGCAAGTTATGTTAAGTAAAAAAGCAATAGACCTTATTATTCAGTTTGAGGTTGGAGGTAGAGCATACTATGATAAGAAACTACAATCCCCTATTTGGGCAGGTGGAGAATCAGGTATAACTATCGGAATGGGCTACGACTGTGGTTTTGTAAACGAAAAGCAGTTCTTTCAAGACTGGGGTAATATGCTTACACCTAACTTTTTAGAGCCATTGAGAAAGACTATTGGACTTAAAGGCATACAAGCCAAGCAAATGCTAAGAGGGGAATTAATGCAAGTTAAAATATCATACAATACGGCATACGAAGTTTTCGTTAAGTGTTCAGTACCTAAGTATTTTAAGATGACTAAGAAGATATACCCAGAACTAGAAACGTTAAATGAGGACACTCAAGGTGCATTGGTTTCTATGGTTTACAATAGAGGGAATAAGTTAGAAGGGGATTCTAGGATTGAGATGAAGCGAATAGTAGAGATGGTAAAGAACAAGGATTATGATGGGATTGCAGAGGAGATAGAAAAGAGTAAAAGGCATTGGGAAAATAAGGGACTTGATGGGCTTGTTGTAAGACGTGAAGCTGAAGCAGACTTGGTGAGGGATTCATTCGCATAAACCAAAAACCTAAAATATGGGAGGCAGTAAAACAACAATGAGTGGTCAAATTGTACTTGACTACTTAGCTAAATATCCTGCGTGGATGCCTAGCAATACATTAGCTACTTTAATCCTTAAAGAGAACAAGAACCACTTTACTGATAAAGAGAATGTGCGTTATCTAATACGCTATTACAGAGGCAAGACAGGTCCAGATAAAAAGTCAACTAACAATAAAGAATATTTAGAGCAGACTAAAAGAAGTTGCAGTCATTTTGTGCAACCTGAAACTTGGGCAGAGGAAAAGGTTGTATTTGACCTACCATTAGGAATTAAGAAGATGGGATTTATTAGTGATATACAAGTCCCATTCCACGACCCTAAAGCGATAGATGTTTGCTTTAACTACTTAAACAAAGAAGGGATAGATACGTTATTTATAAATGGCGACCTAGTAGATTTCTACCAATTAAGCGACTTCCAAAAAGACCCAAGAGTAAGAAAGTTTAACGATGAATATGAGAGCATATTAGAGATGCTAGGATTTATAAGAAGGTCATTCCCTAATTTAATTATTTATTACAATCTGGATGCAAATCACGAATTTCGCTACGAAAGATATATGAGGACAAAAGCACCAGAATTGTTAAGTTTGCAATTGTTCGAGTTAGAAGATTTGTTGAAGCTAAATGAATTTGGGATAAAGCCTCTAAAGAACTTAGACCATGTAAAATTCGGCAAGTTGCCAATAATACATGGAGATACTACTTTTAGGAGAGGTAGTGGTGTAAGCCCTGCAAAGACCCTTTACGATAGGGTAAAGCAATCGGCTATTGCAAGTCATGTTCATAGGACAAGCGAGTACACTACTAAGAACCAATTTGATGGCGAAATGTTTACTTGCTGGACCACAGGGATGCTAATGCATCCTAATGTTGAATATTGTAAGCATGTGGACCAGTACAACGCAGGGTTTGCTTTACTAGAGAAAGAGACTAATGGAGATTATAGAGTTCACAATAAAAGAATAACAAAAGGAAAAGTATTTTAATGGCATACGTTTATAGGCATATTAGATTAGATAAAAATGAACCATTCTACATTGGCATAGGTTCAGATAATGCTTATAAAAGAGCTTATTCTACTGATAGCAGAAATAAACATTGGCAAAATATAACTAATAAATATCCTTATGAAGTAGATATTTTATTAGATAATATTTGTACAGTTGATGCTAAACTAAAGGAAATAGAATTTATAAAATTATACAAAAGAAGATTAGATGGTGGAACTTTATGTAATATAACTTTAGGTGGAGAGGGTGCAAATGGGTTAATCAGAACTAAAGAAAATAAAGAGAAACTGTCTAAGTTTTTTAAAGGTAAGAAAAGACCAAAAGAGGTTGGAGAAAAAATATCATTAAAATTAAAGGGTAGAAAATTAAATTCTGATAGAGTAGAACTAATAAGAAATAGAATGATAGGTAATTCTTATACAACTGGCATACCTTTGACACAAGACCATAAGAATAAAATTTCTATTGCTAATAAAGGGAATAGCAAACAAATTGTAGAATGTCCTTATTGTAATATAACAGGAGGACTACCTGCTTTAAAAAGATGGCATTTTGAAAACTGTAAAAACAAATAATATGCGTATGCCAAAAAATTGGAATAAACTTAATTTATCAGAGCAAGAAAGCTGGTTAGTAAAGAAGTATCAAGAAATGATTAACGAAGTGGAATCAGTTTCTAAGATGTTAGCCAAGATAAGAGGTGGCAATAGAATAGTAGTAAAGGAGATTGAAAGACCAGATGAAGCCTTACTGAAGTCGTGAGAATCAAAATAATATATCGTAAACTTGGTAAGGAACAGGCTTACGGAATATCCTCTAGTGATGGAGTAATAGAGATTGATGAAAGGTTGAAAGGTAAGAAAATGATGGAGATATTGATTCACGAGATATTACATTTATTAAACCCAAAGGATGATGAAAAAACCATAATTCGCAAAAGTGTAACTTTGACTAAAGTCTTGTGGAAAGAAGGGTATCGGAAAATTGATGATACAATCGACCTTCCTCTGCAAGATGGGTCAATCTAGGTTGTTTTTTCTTGTTCATAGGTTCTCCTCAGTGTAAAAAGCTGGGGAGTTTTTATTATATTTGTGTTTAGATATACTAATGGTTTCGGAGGTACGTTTCTACGTTGCCTCCCTTTTTTTGCCCTTATGTTATAACATTGTCAAGTTATAACTTTACGACAGGGGTGGTCAAGTCAATCCCTAGCTTTACTTTATCCCTTAAAAGTAACATAACAATACCTATATGTTCCTTTTATGAAACATTGTACAATGTTCACGAATCCGTGAAAGGTTTAAAAATGTGAACACTTGCGTAGTTTGACTACCAACAATTAACAAATTTTGTTACAAGTCTATATAAATCAGTAACATATCTGCCCTAATTCTGTTACAATATTTTACATATTATACCCTAACTATGTTACCAATTTGGTTACAATGTTCCAATATAGAACATACCATAAAGTTTACCAATAGAGAACTTATCAATCATAAAAGTTACCTAATAAGGCAACTTTGAGCCGTAAATGACTGATAATCGGCTCATTTTAGATTGATAAAAAGAAATTTAAATAATTTATTGTTTGTATTGTAATTGTTTGTATCTTTGTTAAAACAAAACCAAATTAGTATGAAAACACTGTTATCATTTAACAACAATTTTTACCCTTACAATGGGCAGTTTATTCCTCAAACTGGAGATTACATTTTCTTAGATTACGAATTAGAAGGAACTAAATTCTTTTTAGTAACCATAAGAACTATTGACTTATCTAACAATCAAATTATTTTATCAATCGTAAAAAGCTAATTATGACAGACCAACAAAACAAGAATTTTCAGGCAATCGTTATTTTAATCTTTGTCTTTATTGTAACAGGAATCTTACAAAACATTTAACCTTATGAAAGTAGAAAAAAAAGAAGTAGTCTGCATCCGACTACCTGAATCAATCAAGAAAAAAGTAGATGCCGAAGCTAAAAAGATGTATTTAGCACCAAGCAAATTAGTATCAATTATCGTACAAAAATATTACGAATCTAAAAACTAAACTATGCAACCATTAATCTATCAAGGAAAACAACTTAAACTACACCAAAGAGCAACTTGCTTATTAGAACTGTTAAAGAAGGCTCAAGCAAGGCAATCAAGCATTGAATCAGACTTAACCAAATGGAGAGGAGCAACTTGGGATAATCCTATCAAACTAATGAATAAATACGAAGATGACTATCTCATTAAGATTGCTAGAATGAATCAAGTGCAAAAGCGAATATTAAAGTCTTATCACTTCCTGATACTGGACTTGTATGAGATTACTGAAGATTTTATGTTACCTATAAACCTTTTACATTTTTAGTATGAGTTACATAGACAATACCAAGTTTGACTTGCAAAGAGAAATCTACATTTTAGAGGTAGAAAATGAGATGCTGAGAAACCAAATTATTAAACTTAAAATAGAAAAGAATGAACTACTGGTCAATGCCAAGCCTGAGAGAGAGGCAAAAAGCGATGAAGGAAAAGATTAATTATGTAGAAAATATAATCAAGGAAATATGCAAATACTATTCTTTAAATGCCGACCAAGTAAAAGGCAAAAGCAGAAAAAGGGAAATAGTAAAAGCAAGGTTTATTTCTATCTATATTATTAAGAACGAAACTGATTTTACTTTAAGTGCTATTGGAAGGATATTTAACAGAGACCATTCAACAATTCTACACTCTATTAAAATTATTAACAATACTTTAACACTTAGGTACGATACTGATATTTCGGATGAATTGAGAGAAATAAAAAAGATTATAAATAATTTGACTTATTAACAAAATAGTCTTAATTTTAATTATTATTAACCAAAAAACCATAGTATGATTCAGTTACAAACAAACTCACTTATCAACATTTACAAGGCTTTAGCATCCTTCCAACAGGATTGCCCTGTAATTCACAAGGGAACAAATGGTCATAATTACACTTATGCCGATTTCCCTACAATTCTTGAAGTAATCAATCCTTTACTCAAGAAACACAATCTAGGATTTACCCAGCTTCTAATTGAGGATGGATTAAAGACAGTTATCTTTCACACTATTAGTGGAGAGTCTATTGAGTCTAATGCAACGATTCCACAAATTACTCTTAGGGGTATGAACGAGTATCAATCATTCGGAAGTGGGATTACTTATTACAGGAGATATGCTTTAAGTGCTGCTCTTGGATTAGTAACTGATAAAGATACTGATGCCTCTGGAGAGAAAGCTGCCTCAGTATTTATCAAGAAACACAAGTCAATACTAGATTTAACATTAGCTATTGATATGTGCGAAAACTTAAATGAATTATCTAAACTACATTCTTTGAATAAGGATTTAATGAATGAGGGGATAACTGCATTATTCACAAGTAAAAAATCTAAATTATGATTGACCAAAAACTAATCAAACTAAGAGACTTAGTTTCTTATTGGGAATGGAAACATAGTGCTTGTCATAAGTTTTGGATAAATGAAACCTATCAAGAACTTGTAAAGGCAAGACAAAACCTAAAGGAGTATAAGTCTAAACATTATCCAATAACCCCATTATTAACCGAGCCTAAGCCATTCTTAAGGATGAATGACTGGACTGAAAACTACGAAAACTATGCCGATTAGTACTTGCTGCGGAGCAGAAACCGATATGGATGAAATAGGAATTTGTCCTGAATGTTTAGAGCATTGCGACTGGGAGGAAGAAGATGAAGAAGAAATCGCAAAGGATATAGATGGCGAAAATAAAATTGAGGAAGAACAAATTAATAAACAAAACAAATAAAAATGGAAAAGAAACAAAACTATGGTGCTTGGAAAAAAACAACATCAAAAGGCGAAGTAATTGAATTTACGATTGAGGACAAACGCTACTCAATGTGGTTAAATCAATACAAAAAACCTGAGTCAAAAGAACCAGATTATAAAATCTACCCTAATGATTACAAGCCTAAAGCAGAAACTAAGATGGAGTACGCAACTCCAGTAAACCAACAAGAATCAGAGGATGATTTACCATTCTAAAATTTAACTATGCAAGCAGTAACCATTACTCAAATTACAATCTATGAATTAACTGATATGATTGAAAAATGTATTATCAAATCAATAAACAAATCAAATCATAATGAAATAGAAAAACTTGAAATTAGAATCAAAGAATTAGAAAAAACAATTAAAAACAAAAACTATGAGCCAAAACAAACAAATAGCAGACTACCTAAATAAAGGTAAAAAGCTAACTACTCTTGATGCCTTAAACAAATTCGGATGCTTTAGATTAGCATCACGAATAAACGATTTAAGGAATGATGGAATGAATATAAAAACAAAGATTATCAAGCTAGAGAATAAGAAGCAGATAGCCCAATATTCATTAAAATAGCTTATCTTTGTAACAGGATGTCGTTTATCCTATTAAGAACTTATTGCCCTTGCGATGAACTACCAAAACGACTGGTAGGGATTCAATGGGGCTTTTTTATTTTATGGCTAAGAGATTTACGGATACAGAAAAATGGAAAAAACCATTCATTAGGAATTTAAAAGCATCATACAAACTACTCTGGTTATATGTATGTGATGACTGCGACCATTCAGGGATATGGCAAGTTGATATAGAAGTTGCTGAAATTAGGATAGGCGAAAAATTAGATGGTAAAAAAGCCATTGAACTTTTTGGAGATAAAATCATTCCTTTAGATAATGGTGCTAAATGGTTTATTCCTTCTTTTATAGAGTTCCAATATCCTTCTGGATTGAACGAAAATAACAAAGCACATATCGGAATTATTAAAAACTTAGAAAGGTACAAAGATGAAATTGCCAACTTTAAGCCCCTTGAAAGCCCCTTGCAAGGTGCTATGGATATGGTTATGGATATGGTAATGGTTAAGGATAAGGTTAAGGAAATGGTAATACTACCTTTTGAATCAGAAAACTTTATAAAATATTGGACATTTTGGAAGGATTTTAAGAATAAACAATTTAATTTCAAGTTCAAGACTGCTCAATCGGAACAATCAGCATTAAATGATTTGGTTAATTTATCAGATGGGTATGAAGAAACTGCCATTAAAATAATAGAGCAATCTATGGCTAAAGGATGGAAAGGATTATTTAAACTAAAAAACGAATCTAATGAATCAGGAACTTATACAAATAACGCAAAACTTAGTTATCCAGAAAGAGAATGGGAACGACTTAAAAATCTTGGATAGGGATGAACTAAATGTTTATAAGGCAATGGAATCTATGCACATTGGCAAATGCTCAAGGATAGAAGTAACAGAGCATCTAAAGACTTGTATTGCTTTAAGTGGAATGCAAGTGCCAACAAACCAAATATTTAATCTATGCGTTTCGTTTACAATAGAATCTTACGGACAATACAAACTTAAAGAACTGGGAGTAGCATTTAAGATGTTTGCAGAGGATAAGTTTACTATTGGCAATCATATAAATTTTAGCCCTAAGTTAATTGGGGAGGTAATGAATGCCTATAAGAAGATAGCAGTACAAGTAAGAAACAAAACAATTGAAGAACCTAAACAAATAGTTATGCAAGTAGATGAAGAACAAGTAATGCGAGAGGAAGCCGAGTATTGGAAAACATCTAAGAAGGACTGGAGATTCCTAAACTATCAATGCTTTGATTATCTATGGAAACGAAAGCTACTAAAGATAACCCCTGATAAAGCTGAGTACATAAAATCTAAAGTAAAAGCCTATCATTTAGCACAGGCTAAAAAGCCAGAAGATATGTTAGTAGATGATGAAACTATTAAACAACAATGTAAAAAATATTCCCTTAAACTTTATTACGACAACGAATTATGAAAGAAACATTACAAATGCTAAAATTCTTTTTTATATCAGTACCAGTATTCCTATGTGTTTACTGTACTGTTATGATTTATGTAGAACTTAAAGAACTTTATGAGTAAGATAAAAGGACACGAAAACGCACAACCAATAAGATTAATATTTATAGATACAAAAGAGGAAATAGAATTTAAGTCAGTAGCCTACGCAAAAAGAGTAACAGGAGTAAATGAGTATCAAATAAAGGAAAGTCTAAACCCTGTCAAGAAAAAAAGATTTGAGTACCAAAATAGACAAATAGCGTTCCGTATTAAGAAATAATCTAATTTTGTGCTATGGCATTACAAACCATTCCAAAACTTACAGGAAAGACACAAACAATTTTTAATCGTTATATACGACAAAGAGATAGTCAAAATGGTTACTTTACTTGCATATCGTGTGGCTCTACTAAAGATACCTCCCAAATGGATGCAGGTCATTATGTGCCTGTCAAGAATAGTTCAGCTTTAAGATTTGATGAGTATAATGTAAACGGAGAGTGCAAGGCTTGTAATGGCTTTGACCAATTCCACCTGATAGGCTACCGAAAAAACCTAATAGATAAGATAGGCGAAAGAATGGTTTTACACTTAGAAAGTCAGTCAAGACTTATAAAGAAATGGACTAGAACTGAATTAAACGAAATAAACGAAAAGTATGGCGAAACTAAATCCTAATGGCAAGGTTTCCTTTGGGTCAAGGAAAAAAGGAAAGGCTAAAAAGACATCTGGTCCTAAAGACAAACCTACTAAACCTTATAACCGACAAGGCAGATAATGAAAAACACATACGGAAAGAAGCTATATACTTGTAAATGTGGTTCGGTTACCGAAGGATATGTATGGTTCGGTGAGATAAAAGAAACAAAATTCAAATGCACTAAATGTGGCAAATCAGTTGGCTATGACAATTTAGAAAAGAAAGTAGATAGTATAATTTCAATACGAACACCAACAAAAAACAGATAATGCTAATTACCGAAATCAAATCAAATCCTAATAATCCTAGAATTATTAAGGACAATAAGTTTAAACAACTTGTAAAGTCTATTCAGGACTTCCCCCAAATGCTAGAACTTAGACCTATTGTCATTGATGAACATAATATGGTACTTGGTGGCAATATGAGATTAAAGGCTTGTCTTGAAGCTGGTCTTACGGATGTTCCAGTAATACACGCAAACAATCTAACCGAAGCACAAAAGAAAGAATTTATTATTAAGGATAACATTTCATTTGGTGAACACGACTGGGATGCTTTAGCCAACGAATGGAACATTATAGAACTAGATGAATGGGGTTTAGATATACCAGCTTTTGCTAACAATGACATAGAAGAACCAAAGGACAATGCTAAAGGTGGCAAGACTTGTCCTAATTGTGGAGTAACTTTGTAATAATTAAGAAAGAGATTAGAGAAAATGGCGAACGAACAAAATTTAATACCTGCTCAAAAAGGGGAAATTAGAAACCCTAATGGCAGACCTAAAGGAATACCTAATAGTAAAACTAGATTGCTAAGATTATTAGAATTGGTCCAAGTAAAGACTAATCCCATTACTGGTGAGAAAGAGGAGTTTACTGTGGCAGAGCAATTAGATATGATGGTACTTCAAAAAGCATTCAAAGGAGATTTAAAGGCTTATCAGGAAATACTTGATAGATTAGAAGGCAGAGCAAAACAAACAACGGATTTAAACGCAAACATTCAAGGTAGCGTTCAAATAACAATACAACAAGATGAACGATGTAAACCAATTGAAGATTAATGCAACACCAGTATTCTTTGCCAACAAAAAAGCGTATGAAGGAAGCTATCCAGTTATTTGCAATGAGGGTGGCACTCGTTCTTCAAAGTCTTATTCAATAGTTCAATTACTTATTGAGATTGCATATAACAACCCAAAGACTAGAATTTCAATAGTATCACATTCACTTCCCCATATTAAACGAGGGGTTTACAGAGACTTTAAAAGCATAATGGAGAATTGGGGTCTATGGTCCGATAATGAATTCAGCTTCTCTGATTTTATATACACATACCCTAATGGTTCTTATATTGAACTATTTGGATTAGAGGATGAAAGCAAGGCAAGAGGACCAGCGAGAGATGTTCTATTCATCAACGAGGCAAACTTAATCAAGCGAACATTATACGACCAATTACTAATGAGAACCACAGGAAAGGTTTTCTTAGACTGGAATCCTGCTGACTTTGTCAATTGGGTATATGAGATAGCCGACAATCCTGAAAACAAACGCATACATTCTACCTACCTAAACAACCTACCTAATTTATCTGAATCACAAATAAAGAACATTGAGCAATATCAAAAGCTACCAGATGACTTTATGTGGAAAGTTTATGGCTTAGGTCAAAGAGGAGCAGCCAAAGAGTTAATATATACTCAATGGAAACAATATGATACTGCACCTGAAGGTGATGTATTCTATGGATTAGACTTTGGGTATGTGCATCCAGCAGCACTCATAAAGGTTACACATTACGAAGGAGAGAACTACTTTGAGGAAATCATTTACCAAAGTGGACTTACATTATCGGACCTTACAAGATTAATAAAAGAGAAAGTGCCAGAAAGAGCAACGATATATGCAGATGCAGCCGAACCTAAATCAATAGAAGAATTATACCGACAAGGATTTAATATTAAACCTGCTCAAAAAGATGTATGGGCAGGAATAGTTAAAATGAAATCTTATCCTATTAACATACATTTTCATAGCCAA